TTGCTTTGAGGTCTTTGAAATTCTCAACCTTCCATTCATAGTCATCCTCAATACGTTTCCCCCAGAAGTTCACTCGGTAGGAAAGTAGGGCTATGATGGTGTGCAGATTCTCAATAATGTTCCCTTTGGTTACCTCTTGTAGTTCAATGAAGTGATGGGCTTTCATTTCCTTTGCATTGCTCACAAGTTTAAAGTAGCGTTTCTTGTGCTTAAATGAGAATGCAAATTTGCTCTTAGGTATCTCATCTAAGAACGAAAGGTCAATGGCCCTCAATTCGTTTAATGTCCACTTCTCAACCTCGCTATAAGGTATGCCCTTGATGATAGCGACAATGTGTGCTACCCTCTCGATAGGATTAAACGTGTCATCAATCTCTTGTATGGCTTGTAGTTTGCCAATGGTTATATCGTCCCAATTCATATATAGTCAATTATTGCAGTTTGAAATTCCTCAAAGGTACGACAAATAACGTACTTGTAACCCCTTGAGTTTGCACTCTCTTCGAATAATATTTGATTCTCGCTTTGTTTAGTCTTAGGTAGTTTCATCTCTATAAATAGTCCGTGCCAATCTCCGCTTGGGTGCATAACAAATAAGTCAGCAACCCCACTCAAAACACCCTCACGTTTCAAGGTTACTGCTTGTCTTATGTCCCTATTGCCTCCATTAGGTATGGCAAAGATAACGTGGAAAGGGTATTGATACCGAAACCATTTGACACATTCTGCTTGTAGTTGTGATTCACGCATAGTAAAATAATCCTGGTTTATTGTGTTGTTTGCAATCCCAAGCCAATGCTAATGACATCACGCAGTCATCGTGCAATCCGGTAGGTGCTTCATATTTGACTCCCGTTCTTGAATAGGTAAACTCAAAGTTTCTCATCTCATCTGCAATGACCCCATCAGGGAATCCTATGTTGCCTCCTTGTACTGCCATCACTAAACCCTCAATCAGTTGTTGTTTAGATTGTGAGGTAAACTTGAAACCTTGCACTCTTGGATGCTCTCTTTGTAGTTGCTCAACGACCGGGTCCCCAACACCAGAACTATCCACGAAAGCAGGAGTATTTCCTATCGTCCTCTTGATGGTTGTTAAGGTCTGACTCCAATCCATTTGAAACCGATCAAAGTGAGATACATTGCCGTCCTTATTTAGTCCTATGATAACCGTCCAGTCCGTGTACTTGGCAAGGTCAATCCCATAGCAGATAGACGTGCCGTTGGTTGGTGTTATGCAGTTGTTGATGTTGGTATGTCCAAAAGGGTTTGAGTTGTCCTCTGATGGTTCGGCAAGGTATAACTCTCTGAATATGTAATCGGGCAAATCTCTTTTGGCTTGTTCAATCTCCTCCTCTTTTAGGATGCCTTCTTTGGCAGCGTCATAAGCAGTTATCTTAAAGTACTCCATATTAGGGTCACCACTCTTCGCCCTCTCTCCTAATTTATAAAACCAATTCTTTTTACCCTTGACGTTTCCTATCAGTTTACATTTCCCTTGAGTTGCAGTTAGTGTTGATCGTAAAGCAAACCAAGAATCCTCTCTTGAACGTGATGCCTCATCGAATACTGCTGCATATACATCCTCACCATATAGGTTGTCGGGCTTCTCTGCTGATTTAAACTCTATCCTTGAACCCATAGGAGTGGTAAGAACTAACTTACTCTCATTGGATACAAAGAAGTCGGGAATGTTTACTTGTGCCTTCATACGTCTAAAGGCAATCTCTGCTTGTTGGTATACCGGAGCAACCCACCATACCGATTGATTGTTCTTGAGATTTAATGCTTGTTCAAATAACCATATGATATGACTTGCCGTTTTACCCGTCTTGGTTGATGCTGCCGTAATCGTGTATCGAGCATCGCTATCTAAGATGGCTTTTTGGTAGGAAGTGAGATATGGTCTTTGATAGTTGATTTGCATTATAACAATGTAAGTTGTTTTTGATGGTCTGTTATTCTCTTAATTGCTGCATTGTAGTAGTCTGTATCAAGTTCACAAGCCGTAAGGTCAAAACCCATATCGTGACACGCTATCGCTATACTTCCACTCCCTAAATGAGTGTCAAGTATTTTATCGCCTTCCTTTGCGTAGTTCTTTAATAACCATTTGTACAATGATACGGGCTTTTGAGTTGGGTGAATTTTATTCGACCTTTCTCCACTAAAATGATGCCACCTAAACATTCTTGTTGTTCCTTTTATATTTTGCCACGCAAGTTCAGCATCAGCCATAGGATTAGTACCGTTCATTTTGTCCCAAACTATAAACCCATCAGTAGCACCCAAATAATCAAGAAAATAATTACCGCCCCAAATTATTTGGTTTTTACTGACTCTAAAAAGTTGTTCAAAATATTCTTTATTAGGTATTTTATCATCCCATATAAGCAATTTACTATCTGATAAATTACGCATTGAACCCATTGTCCCTTTTGTCCCACCCTTTACAAGTCTATCCCCAAGTCCATAAGGTGGGTCTACAATAGCAAGGTCAAAATGATTGTCCTCATACCTTGCCATTAATTCCATATTATCCTCATTTGTTATTTGCATACCTTGTGCAATAGTTCCAATCGTGTCTTGTTAATCTCTTTTAGGTTGTGATGCTCTTGGCAATACTTATAGTTGATACCACCTACTTGCTTCCACTTACCAGATTCGATGAGTCTACTCAATGGGCTAACCCAATCGTTGTTTGATACAAAGTAAACCCCTAAATTATTTCTATGGTTGGTATATGGTTCAACGTCACTCACAAGGATAGGTAACTTGTATGCTGCTGCCTCTACAATCTTTAACTCTGATTTGTGTTTGTTGAAATGAGTCTTGGTCAATGGTGCAAGTGCTATGTCAATCTCTGCATAGGCAGTGCCGTACTTGTCTGCTGAAGTACCGGTGATAGTTTCAAACCATTCAGGTCTGTTAGCCCTACTCTCACCCGTGATTGACTTCTCCATTATTGCCCACTCTTTAGTGTTCTCATGAAAGCCACACATCAAGAACCTCCACCCATATCGCTCACAAACGTATTTAATTTGATTCTCAAGCAGTTTTAAATCTTCCGTGTGGGATAACCCCCCAACCCAACCGATAGTCGGTCTATGGTCTTTATTTGCCTTCCATTGGCTTTGGTTTAAATCGAGTGCATTAGGAATAACCTCAATGTTGTCTCCTTTGTAAAATTCTTTTGCCTTGTCTAATAGTTGAGGAGTGGTAACCGAAACCCCATCTGCATAATGTAACGCATCCTTGATGCCGTTCTTAATATAGGCACGATAGAACTTGTATGCAGGGTTGTGCTTAGGTAGTACCCAATAGTCATCCAAATCAACTATGTAAGGTATTTTGTGCTTTGCTAATATCGGTAGTATGTTGTATTGCAGATTGCCTAACCACCTATTGAATATGACACAGTCATAGTTCTTGTATTCAAGGTCACCCCATTCGCTCTGCCTCATTGAAACATCAACGGTGATGCCCTCATCCACTTGCAGTCGAGAATAAGGAGTGTAGAGTCTGTGAAACCCTACACCCGTTACTCCATCAAATAAACATAATACCCTCATCAGAAAGGATTGTCGTTCTTTGGTTTTGGCACTGCTACCCAATGGGTGGCTTTGCTCTTCTCGTTTGGTGTTTTAAGTTTGCCTACTCGCAATCTAATGTCACCGTAAGAGTTAGTCTCAAGTTTACCACTTCTGATTGCTTGTTCTAACTTCTCAAGGTTGATCGAGATGTTTGTTCCATACTGGTCCTCCCAGCCGTTTCCTAAATAAATTGTTTCTTCCATATTAATTTTTTGGTTTATTATCGTCTAAATTCAAGGTCACGTTTATAACCTTTGCCTCAACTGTTGCGTCTACCGTCTCCTTTGGTTTGCCGAATACACGAGATAATAAGGTATCCATTGAATAGAGTGAACCCTTCTCGTATGATTTAATGATAGCCCTTGCAACTGTCTTCTCTAACATCGTTGCATTATCGTTTTTGAGAACCTCCTTGATAGTCTTCTCATCCATAGCCATTATTGCTTGGATAGAGTCGTTGACTTCTGATAGTTTATAGCCTTCCTCCTTCATTAGGGTAGTGAACTTTTTAGGTCTGCCATTGGGGTTAGCAGTTTCTCCTTTCTCTGCTCTTACTAACGCCCCTCCGTGTGGTTGTTTCTCTAACTTCATACCGATGTTTTACCGATGTTTTTATTTGTTTCTAACATCTTCACCAAATAGTTCATATAACTTTCTATCTTCAACAATTTGATTTCTATTTGCTTTGCTTTTATGAAACCAATTATGACATTTCATACATAGATTGATTAAATTTTTTGGGTTATGTAAATGTTCATGTTGTGGCTTCTCACTTCTATAAATTAGATGGTGCATTTCCCATTGATACGTTTGATTAGTTTTACAATGCTCACAAAATAAATATCCATGTTTCAAAATCATATCTGCTCTCATTTGATTTCTTATTCTTAAATATTCCTTTTGACCATTATTGCTTTTATTTGTATCTCTTGCATACATTCCACTTTTAAAAGAAGGATTGTTTTTGCCTATT